TTTTTTTCATCGGCATGTCCGCTTTAGCGCCTGCCTTGTTTTTCGCAATCATCGCTTTGAAAGCGGGGTTCATTTTCGTTGCCATATCGCCACCTTTTGAAAATTTGCGGCCCTTGTCCGCGTTGGAAAAATCTTTGCCCACGGACTGTGGGACACCTGTTTTCTTCGCAAAGGCTGGGTTGTTGGCCACAGCCGCCATGAAGTTGTGTTGCTTTTTACTCGTGCTGGGCATTGCCGCCTCGCAGGTTGTCAATCTTGCGCTCCAGCCGATCAAACCGGTCCATCAACTGCTGCATGTCGGCCCGGAACTCCGAGCGTGTGATGTGATCCCGAGCCACTTCTTCGCGGGTGCGGTTGAGCAGAATGCCAAGACGATTGATCTCGGCAAACCTTTCTTTCAAAACGAACCCCAGCATGGCCACAACGGCTGTGAGCACAAGGTTCCAGACCATCATCTCCATGTCAGCACTTCCATGCCCGCAGGCTTTTGTTGATGCGGGAGTTCGGGTCCTTCTTGGCCTTCTCTCCGGTCAGCTTCTCTTTCATGCCTTCCATACGGGCACAAAAAGAGTCGCGGCGTTTGCCGCCCTCTGGCTGGGGAGCCTTCAGGCCGGGTTTGCCGGGGTTGGCCTTGTTGTAAGACGCCCGCCCCTTCGCGTTCAAGCCGCCCTTCTCGGACTTGCCTTCTTTGCGTGTCCATGCAGGCGACTTAGCCATAGAACACCGTGATTTTTGCGGTGGCTGGGAGCGTCACATGGACGTTCGTACGAAACAAAATCCCTTGGCCGGGAAGTGGCATCGTGATTGGTTGCGTGCCCGTTGCAATGTTGAACTGCAACAGGATGGTGCCGCCTGCGCCGCCATCACGAAAAATAACATCCCCAGCGGTTCCGCCAGAAACGCAGTGATAGGCTCTGACGCGAGTGCGGTACGCCACCACGGTAGCCGTAGCTTCGGTGTGTACCGCTAGGACGTCGGTTTGCATCGTCATAATCAATCTCCTATTTTGCAGGGGCCGAGGCCCCCGAGATCAATTAAGCGCCAGCGGAGACTTTGAGGGTGCCTGCATCGTTCCAGAGACGGCCAGCAACTGTGGGGTCGCTTGTGGGCAGTGCAGTCATGGAGATGGATGCGTTGGTCAGGGAGGCGACGCCAGAAGCTGTCAGCGTGGTAGCTGCAACAGGGCCAGCGACAGCGCCGGTAACTGCGCCGATGAAGCCGTTTGTCGATGTGACTGGGCCGGAGAAGGTCGTGCTTGCCATGATAATTTCCTCATGCGGTTAAGGCGTATCTGTCTGCATGACGTCGGCCCGGAGCCGTCAGATACACCGGAAAGTCCGGGGAGTGTGGGCAATATAACCCAAAAGAAAAGGGCCCACAAGGGGCCCTTCTCATTTAAGCCCAAGGGCTTAGGACGAACCGGAGCTGCCCCAGATACCCAATGGGTCAGACCAGCCGAACGAATAACGCTCGCGGGCCTTGTAGCGGACGTTGCCGGTGTCGAAATCGCCATCCATCGAGGTGGCCAAGGCGGCGCGCTCGAAGTGCTTCAGGCCGTTTGGAACGTCTGTGGTCAGGAACCAAGCGTTGTTGTCGGTCAAGAAGTGGTTGACGGTGTAGCCACCGGAGATGGTGCCCATCTGCTTCAACGCGTTGATGTCGTTGTCGGCAGTGCCCACACGCAGTTCGGTGTCCAGCAAGCGCTTGGCAACGAACATCAGTGATGGAGGGATCACCAGCTTGACTGGCTTGGCTGCAATCAGCAGTTGACGCTCGTCCGTCCAAGCAGCGATCTGGATCGTTGCGTTTTCCAGCGACGTCTCGTTCAAGTCCACACCAGTTGTTGGGCTGTTGTAGTTCACGCCGCCGCCCACGAGTGGGTGGCCAACGCGAGTGCCGGAGCTGTTGTTGCCGAACAAGGAGACGCCGTCGCCGCCGGGGGCAGCACCGGAGAAGCCAGTGTTCAACACGGACGCAGCTTTGACCTGCTTGGTGTAGGCCATGCCACGGGCCAGTGCCTTGGTGTAGCGGGCGGACAAGCTGTCGTACAGGTTGTCTTCCACAGCTTCTTCAGTGATGGAGAAGCCCAGAGCGATGGTTTCGTGGGTGTAGCGAGCAGTGAAGGCTTCTTGCGCGTTGTCGTAAGCGATGGCGGAGCCTTCGTTCTTGACAGGTGCAGCACCAAAGCCGGACAGCTTGGTTTCTTCTTCGAACGAACGCTCAGATTTCTCTGTTTCGTACAGTTCTTTGTGCTCTTCGCCGTAGCGTTTGTACTCCAAACCGAACAAGGCGTTCAGGCCGGGGAGCAGCTCTTTGAGCAGTTGTGCGCGTGAAATTGCCATGGTGAGTTACTCCTTACAGGCCGACGTTGTTCAGGTACGAGTGTGCACTGGGGTTGAACTTAACCAACACATCAGTGAACGCATCGCCGGGAGTGGACGCAAAGCCCACGATACGGAAGGCTGCAGCGGTGGTCACCACAGTGGCATCCAATGCGCTGTTCGACACGCCAGTCTGGGTAGAACCAGTGCTGGTGCTCTGCGCAGCGGCAAAGAAGGTGTTGGTGCCCAACACGGTCTGTGCGCCGGAGCCGTCCAACTGTGCTTGGAACACGACGTTGGGGTCAGTGATGACCTTGGCCGACACCACGCCGGTTGTGCCGGAGGGGTAGAACTGGCTGAAGATCAACTGGCCTTGGGCGTTGAAGTACTCGCAGCCGACGAACACGCCGATTGCGCCAATACCGTTGCCGCCAAGGTTGTTGGTGGTGATGTCAGCGCCAGTGGCGGTAGACAGGGCCAAATAGCCGTCAGCGCCAATGATGACGACTTGGCCATAGAAGAGGTTGGTGGCTTCGCCAGCGGGGTCAATCAGAAAAGTCTGAGTTGCACCAGCATAAGGCATGCCATCAACGCGATTTACGGGGCGCAGCCCGTAGGGAGAAGCGGTTGTTGCCATTTAAGGACTCCTTGTTACTTTGAACCAGAACCAAAACCGCCACCGCGACTGGTCGTTGACTTGCGGTCAGCGAAAAGTGGCATGCGGGGGTCGTTGTTTCGCATGAAGCTGTTGTCGACAGATTCCATCTGGGCCTGCGCTTGTTTGGCGTAATACTCGTCCCGGGCCTGTGCGCGTTCACGCGGCATCTTGCAGAGCATGAGGCCACCGAGTTCGACGTTTCCGGTCTTTGCATTTCCTTCAAGCATGAGCTCAGGATGGTCGACTGCTTTCACCGGTTCCCAGCCTTCACGCATCTTGGTAGACACGTTCGTGTTCTGGGCTTCGCCAAGCACGTGTGTCGCAATCCAGCGATAAACGTAACCGGGCTCAGGTGTCGGATCGGGCAGTGCGCTCGGAGGTGTGTAAACGATCCGAGAAGTTTTATCGCGTGCCTCAAGGGCGCGGGGGTTCCGGTTGAGTGTTTCAGCCATTCGATTTCTCCAGTTTTGCTACTTCAGCAGCGTATTGCTGCGGGGTCAGTCCGTACTTTTTTGCCAGCGCAACTTGCGTCGGTGTTAGCTGGACTTTTCGGGCTCCAGTCGAACGGGTCGCTGGGGCCACGACAGAAGCAGGTCGTCGGGAGCCATCGCCGGTCTTCGGCCGGTCTTCATTTCCGAACACGTCCGGGAATGTCGACTTCATGCGAGCGTCGATTCGCTCGAAGTATTCGTCAGAGCGGGGATCAAGCCCCGTGTTCACTAGCTTTTGGTGCAGCCCTAGTGCGAAGCTGGTGTGTTCTTCAAAACCTGACGCCCCAAACCACTGGTTTTTTGCCTGCCAGCGCAGAGTCTTTTCGTCGACTTGAGGTGCAGCGTCTTGCTGTTGATACGTTTGTACCGCAGGTTCGTCCACCTGTAAAGGGGTGTGACGGAAATTTTTTGCAGCTTCCGCACGCATCTTGGCGTCCATCAACGCTTCTTGCGCAGCGATCATGGCTTCTGTGTCAAAGGACTCGTTGGCTTCTTTCAAAGCGCGCTTGGCCTTGTCGACTTCGTTGTCTGCAATGTGTTTGACAGAGGCGGCGTAGTGCTCGGAGCCGTTGTTCACGTACTGCTTGA